GCGCCAGACGCCGCGCGCCAGCCCAAGGCAATCGCAGCCGACCCCGCGCAGGCTGGCTTGATCGTGATAGGGCGTGCCGAGCCAGCGCCGGGCGGTGGCGATGACCAAGGCGGGATCAGCGCTATTCACAGCACGTTTCCTTCATGGCCGCCGTCCTGGCTGGCATAGCGCAGGACTGCATCCTGACCCGGAATGTTGGGGAAGCCCCGGAAGTTGGCTGTGTTGGCGAACTTGACACTGCAGGTTGCGATGCGCTTATCGCAACCCGCCCGCGCGATGAAGCCGTCACCCTCGGCGATGGCGCGCACCGGGGCTTCCAGAAGGGTCAAGGTAGCGATGCTGCCATCCAGCCCATGAGCCAGCACCTCCGTGACGCGCCCGGCATTAGCGCCGCTCGTCCAGGTGATTGTGCCTGACGTGAACCAGCCCGCTTCAAACCCAGACAATCCAGAGGCCATGAACGCTCTGTCGCGCAACAGGTCCGTCACGACACCCGTGCCTTTGTAGACAGCGTTTTCCAGATCGATCCCGCAGCGCGCATCGCCAAGCGCAGCATCGCATCCCGCCTGAAACGTCCGCCCCACAGCCTGACCCAGCACATGCGCTAGGCTGCGCACCTCGGCCACGAATGCCATGCGGCCACGACGGATTTGCCCAACCGCACCCCGGCGCAAGAGCACGCGCTGGCTGGTGTCAGCCCAGTTTACCCGCCACAGCTCGACCGCCGCATTGTCCCAGCGCCCGTCGAGGATGTCGGTTTCGGTGATCCGGTCGGAGGACAGCACGCCGGTCGCATCCTGCGCATCAACGGCCAGATCGGAGCCAGCGCGGATTTCCGAGGCGGCAAACCCGCTTTCCGGCTCAAACTCGGTGCTATCGAAGGCCAGTGGGCGATCATGATCGGTAAAACCAAGTGCCACGCCGTCGGCGCGAATGATCCGCCAGCACCAAGAAAGGGTGGTGGTGCCATCATTAAGATGAGACTGCAGCGCTGGCGAAAGGGTTTTCATCGGCACGTTCCCGTCATGCGGTCGTCGAGGTCGGCGATCCAACCCGCCCAGTCGGGCGCCACGCCTGTGACTGTCGCGTTGGCGGGGAGGCCAAGGCGGGCTTCGGCATAGGCGGAACAGCCTGCATCACCAGCGCGCATCGTTGTTGTGCAGCCGGTCAGCAAGATCACCAGCACCGCGACCGTCCCGAACGGCCACGCGTCCGCGTTCCGTACGCTCAATCGTGTCCACCATTGCATCGCGTTCCCCTTCCAGTTTACCCACACGTTTGCCTTCCGCGCGGCCCCAGAGCCGCCCAAGGACGACACCTCCGGCGGCACCAAGGGCTGCAACCAGCCAGATCAAGATCTCAGCCATCACCCCGCTCCCCGCCCGACGCCGCCACGCAGAGGGCGGCAATGACCATACCCATCGTCCCGCCCACGATCATGCCGGCCAGAAACTCAAGCATCGCCGCGGAACCCACGTTCGATCCGGTCGCGCAGACCGATCAGACCAAGCCCAAGGCTGATCAGCGTCATCGGCGAGGCATCACCCGTCCCGGCGAGGATCGCGACCAGCCGCGCCAGTTCGGCAAGCTGGCCTTGGTCGGGCAGGAAGAGCGCACCGCTGCCGGTCAGTAAAGCGAGCACTCCTGCCCACCAGGTGAGCGATGTTGGTTGAAAATAGCGCATGGGTCAGACCCTCCGGGTGAAGTTGGAAAAGAAGGTTGCGAGGCGCGCGAGCCAGCCGCTCGGCGGTGCGGATGGTTGGGTCGGTGTCGGCATCGGCGGTGGCGCCGACAGGTTCGCCGGGCGCAGCAGAGCCAGCGCCTCGGTCTCGGTCAGTCGCCGGACCGGTCGCGAGAAATCCACGCGGCCGTCGCGATCCACCGCCCAGACCGGGATCATGCCGGTCGGATAGCGGCCATCCCGGAACAGATCGCGTTCGGCCTCGCGTCGTGTGCGGATCGCAGCGGGCCGGAGCCAGCCCATGAAAGCTTGCGCGGCGGCGGCGCGGTTGCCCGCGTTCAGATGGCGGGTCAGCGAGGCCTTGGCGATGCCACCGGTATTGTAGTGGAAGCTGACCAGCGCATCGAACTCGTGCGGCTCCAGCGGCACCTTCACCGCGCGCAGCACCTCAGCCTCGTAGGCGACGATGTCGGCGCGGAAGAGCCGAAACGCCTCGCGGACCCCGGCATCGAGATCGGCGGGCATACCGCGCGGCATCTGGGCCGGATCGGGCGGCCCCGCCGAGGCAGTGTGGCCGATGCCGAAGGTCCAGACGTTCTTCACATCGAGATAGGGTCCGGGCACGAGTCCTTCGTGCCGGACAAGGGCCAGCAGGCCCCGGTCGGTCATGTGCATGGGATTACCCGAAAAGAGTTGAGAGGATCAGGATCAGCGCGGCGACCAGAAGGCCGATGCGCAGACGGTGGCTGAAGGCTTTTGCCGGATCGGAAGCGTCGCACCGGATGGCGCGCGCAAGGCGGAGAAGTTCATGCATCGGGATTGCCCCCCTTGCCGCTGCGCAGCCGGGCGAGCACGACCTCGATGAAGGCAGGGCCGAAGACACCGACCAGATAGGCGGCCGAGCCCGCCGCACCCCCGGCCGGGATCGCTTGCGATGGCAGGCCAAGCCAGGCGGTGATGACCGCCATCGACAGGCTGCCCATCCCCGCCGCGATCAGACCGCCGAGCAGGATGTGGCGCAACGCATCGCGCAGCCGCATCCGCGTGGTCAGGGCGTTGGTCGCCCCGCCCAGAGCGCCCCAGGCCGCGAGGATGACGGCGGTGGACGTCGCAAGATCGCGCAGCACAGCTGCGACAAAGCCGGTTTCTTCGTTCATCGCCGGATCTCCAAGAGCGGAATGGATGTGATCGACCCGAGACGCTCAAGGTCGAGGGTAACGTCGAGCATGTCGGTGTCGAAGCGGACGGGGACGTCGAACTCGAAGCCAGCGGTGATCGCGACGCCCGCGCCGGGGGCGGTGGTGAAGGTAATGCTGCCGGTGGTGGTGTCGGCGCTCCAGCCGGCCATCTGCTCGACCCCGTTCAGGGCGATGCGGACAGTGCCGGCCACCGGCTTGGCGATGGCACGGGTCCGGCTTTGCGCGCCGGAGGTGTAACGCTTCAGCAGGGCGAAAGTGGTGACAGCACCATTGCCGGTGCCGATCGGCTGATCGATCGGGGCCACCGCCTGCGACGGCAGGCAGGATTTGTAATCCGCCCAATCCTTGTGGCGAAACCCGTGCAGGCGGCCATTGCGGGCCTCGAAGAAGGCCACGACCGCCGCCAGATCGTCAGCGCGGCGGATGCCATAAGCCACATCATAGCGGCGTCGGCTGTTGGCCCAGCTGGCGTTGCGCTCCTCATCGCCGGAGGCCAGTTCGACCACTTGAGTGCGCCGTTCCGGTCCGCCGCGCGCCCCGCGGCTGATGTTGTCGGGAAAGCGGACCTCATGGAATGCCATCACATGCCCCTCCGACCCAGTGACACGGCGCGGGCAATATCGCTCGCCAGTTGCGTGCGCGATTGCCGGAAGCTTTCGGCATCGCGGGCCATGATGGTGACGTTGACTGCGGGTGCGCTGGACTGGCCTTGGCCGTATCCAGCTGCTTCACGGTGGGAAAGGACACGCTCGCCGCGTTGCAGGATCGCCGGAACCTCGTCGGGCTTGATCCCGGCCCAGCCACCTGCATGCATGCGTGGGGCATTCGCGAAGGCCAGAGCCGGAACCATGCGGCCCGGGCCCGGCGATCCGACCATACCACCGGCGTGCAGGATGTTCGCGAAGATACCGCCCGCACCGCCAAGTGCGCCTGACAACGCGTTAGCGATCGGCCCGAGGATGAAGGTCCGCGCTGCCAGCTTGGCCAGATCGGCAATCATCGACGTCACCAGATCGCGGAAGTCGAGCTTGCCGGTCTTGACGAACTCACCCACTGCGTTCTCGGCCGAGGTGAAGGCCCCGACCAGTGCCTGACCGATATCGCCGCCGATGTTGCGCGCCTTGGTGGCATAGTCGGCGAGTGCCGCAGTCACCGCGCCCCAGCCGGTTGCGGCCTGATCAGCCCCGTCAGCCGCCGCCGCCCCAGCTTCGCGCGCCGCAGCGCCCGCGCTTCCGGCAGCAGCTGCGGTGTCGTCCAGTTCGGTGCTCAGGGCATCCGCCGACCTGGCGGCTTCTGCCAACGCCGTTTCGGCATCCGATCCGGTGCCGGTCACCGCGTCGCGCAGCGCCTGCCAACTGGCCAGCGGACGACCCGCAGCATCGGCCAGCATACCTGCTGCTTCGCGGTAACCGTCAGACCGGCCACGCGCGTCGTCTGCCATCGTGCCAAGCCCCAGGTCGGGCGGCTCAAGGTATGTCCGGGACAGCGCCGCCGAGAAGGCATCGGCGGCTGCAGCGCCAGCAGCAGTTGCCGCGCCCTCAAACGGGTTGCCGATCCGCGCCAGTTCCACCGGGTCAAGCGTGCCGATCCGGACTCCGCCTTCGCCCACCGCCCAGTCCGGCAGCAGGTCCAAGGCAGCGTTCAATCCGTTGATGAAATTGTTGATGCGCGTGACGACGCCGTTCAACATCGCCTCGACGCCGGAAATCAGCCCGTTCGCGGCCTGGAAGGCGAAGTCGCCGATGGCGCCGGGCAGGCTACCCCAGATCGCCACCGCCGCGTCATAGGCTCCCTGGAAGATCGCAGCCGTCCTGTCGCCAAAACTGACCACACCCGCGATGGTGCTTTCGAGGGCCGAAAGCCCGGCAGCTTTCAAACCTTCCCAGCCAGCAGCCATGTTGGCGAAGGCCGCATCGAGTGACAGCCAGATGCGCGACCAGACCTCATTCGCCAGATCGCCTAGCAAGCGGAAGGATTCGCCTACGCCGCCGACCCGGGCCACCAGCTGCGAGAACTGATAGACCAGTTCCCCCGCGCCAACGATCAGCGCGCCGATGCCGGTGCGGATCAGCGCCCCGCGCAGGAACACCAGCGCCGTGGCAAGGCCGCGCACTGACAGGGCGGCAACGGCGAGCCCGGCCACCCAGCGACCGGCCATGAAGGCTGCGAAGGTTGCGGCATAGGTCGCGAGGCGTGCGAGGTTATCGAAGACTGCGGTGATTGCGCCGCCGATGGGCCCGGTGCCACGCGCCATGTCGGCCAGCGCGTTTGCCACCGTCTCCAGCGCTGGGGCGACGGCGGCGGTCAGTCGGTTGGTCAGGCCCAGCCAGATCAGGCTCAACTTGGCGATGGCATCGCCGGTGCGTTCGATCTGCGCGGCATCTGCCGCGCTGACCGCTACCCCGAAATCCTGCACGTCCCGTGCCGCTTCCCGCAGAGTGGCAGAGTCGATGCGCAGGAAGGCCAATGCGGCCCGGTCACCGAACAAGTCCGAAGCCACGGCAGCGCGTTCTGCTTCCGGAACGAACTGGTTCAGTGCCTCCTGAATTGCGACGATGCGCTGGTCGAGCGGCAGCGCTTGCAACTCGGCGGCCGTCAGGTTCAGCCGCTGCAGAGCCCCAACAGCCGAGCCCGATCCGGCCGCCGCTTCCGACAGGCGCGTGGTCAGCTTCTTGGTCGCCTGCTCGATCTCGCCCATCGAGACACCGGCCAGTTCGCCAGCCCATGTCAGCACCTGCAGGCTTTCGACGGAGGTCCGGAGCGAGGCCGCCATGTCGGCCTGCGCGCCGATCACGTCGAGACCCGAGCGGACCATCGCCACACCGGCCGCGGCTGCGGCGGCCGTCACTGCCGCAAGCGCGATACCGGCCTTGCGGGCGAAGCTGCCCAGCCGGGCATTGGCCAGTTCCATCTCCGAGGACAGGCGGCCAAACCCGCGCGAGCCAGCCTCACCGATGCCTTCCAGTTCGGCCCGGACTTGACGGCCGCCTTCCGCAACCAGCCGGACACTGACGCGTTTTTCAGCCATGGCCGTCTCCGATCTGTTCGTTGAGCTTGCGCACCATCACCGCCTCGATCTCGGGCAGCAGTTCGGCGGCGATCAGGGCATCGATCCCGAGGGCATTGGCCATTGCCAGCGCCGCGCCCATGTCCCAGCCGAGCACCGCGCCGGGGATCACGCGGAGCT